GAAAGATATTCATCATTCTCTGTTGTAGAAAGATGAGCAGTACGTTCTTTGATGTCTGCTATATCAATAATGGAATTGGCAATAAAGGTACTGATATCAATGCCACCAACAAACATGTGACCATCATCAGCACGGAAACCACCTAACACTTTGTCTTCCGCATCAATGATAGCATAGAGCCATTCCTCATTGGTTATTACAGAGTACATTTCGTGGTTAGGGAAGTATGGTTCTCCATCATACTTGATTCCTGTAAGGATTCTGCTTTCTGCATCTACTACTGCAATGATATACTCATCATTAGAAATATAGAAGAAGCTGCCAGCAACATCAAGATTTATCAAGCCCTTACCATCTTCCTTTGGCTGGAAGGTTTTAAGATTTTCATCAATACTTGAAAGAGCTTCCTTGATAGCCTTAATATCATCGAGCCACTGAGCCTTTGCTGCCCAACAAGTACCATCTTGCTGAATACCAAGAAGAGGATGATTTGCAGCATCAAGAATAACCCAAAGGAACTCCTCGCTTTGAGATATGTGATACATATCATTTTGAGGATAGTATGGCTTACCAGTATCTCTGTAGATGCCAAAGAGAACTCTATCCTCAGCATCTACTATAGCTTTGATAAACTCATCATTCTCTATAACTCTGAATGGAGTATCTTGAACATTACCTTCCCCATCCTTAATAGTTGTCTTATCTACGACCTCATCTACTGCACTTTGGATATTGACTGCGGTAAGTTTTGACTTCTCATTATTATATGTAACTGCTGTAGCCTGACTTGCACCACCAGTAGCAGCTATAGACTTGATGGTTTCTTCCATCTGAGTACTGCGAGTCTGCAACAATGAAATGTCTTCATCGTTGGCGGTGATTTGCTGCTGCTTATCGTCAATCTGCGATTGCTTATCATCTAGCTGGCTCTGATGGTCTTTCAGTGTATCATCTACGTTCTGAATGGTTTCTACCAAATCCTTAGGAAGACCAGTGGCTGCATTAATAGTCTGACGAAGCTCTGGGTCTAACTTCTCTACACCGATGGTGTTGTCTTTCAACTTGTCTTTGGTGATGGAGTTCTCTGCCAACTTCTCGTTGGTGATACTTCCATCCTCCAGTTTCTCGTTGCTGACAGAACCATCTTGGAGATTGGTGTTGCCAACAGAACCAGCAGCCATCTTTTCGTTGGTGATAGCACCATCCTTGATTTGCTGAGTCTCTAACTTATCCGTTACATTGACCTTCTTGTCGAGTGATTCCTTGACGGATTCTCCTGATTCCTCGTCTTTAATGAACTTCGAATATGTCAGAGTCTCGTCTTTGCGCCCACTTACAAGGATGCTGTTGTATTTTTTCTTTTCTGCCATATTATTCTTTTAGTTTAATTTGATATTCGTTATCGTCACCAGCTACAAGTTCGTCTGACCAATAGTAGTAGAGGTCACCTAGCTTTGTGGTGTTCATGGATGCCTCGAAACCGCATTGGTTGAAGATGAGAGGCTGGCGGCTTGCAAACCAGATGTATGGTTTCTCTTCCGTGGTTTCAATGGTAAGAGTCTGACCGATAAGAGTACCTTCCATAAGAGTGAGGTCTTCCATGTTCAACTCACTCATGTTCTTGGCTGACGAAGCTCCATAATAGCTTGCCTTGACGGTTCCACTTGCTGTGATGGTAACATAGCCTGATACGGCTGGTATGAAGACCTTGTGGGTGATGCTGTTGTAATATTCAGCAGTAACGTCCTTTCCGTCCATGATAACCTTTACCTGACCGATACTGAAACCTTCTATAGGCATGAACTGAGCTTCCAGTTTCTTTCCGTTGCTGATAGTTCCGTTAATCACGAAGTTCTCCTGACTCTCCACCATTTGGGTTTCACCATTGATGGTGTAGCTGAATTTAGCGTTATCAACGATGAAAGAAATAGGGCAAGTAGACTGATTCTCGGTCACGATGTAGTAGCGGAGGTTGAATAATCCAGTATGCTCTCCTTCCGTGATGCCGATAGGAACATTACTCATAGAGTTGTGTTCTACGATTCTCAGAAGGTTGCGCTCGATGCTGACCATTTCGCTGCCCTCATACTTCCATGATACCCTGACGTTGTAGTTTCCGTAATCAAGAGTGGAAGGAATGTCGCAAATCAGTACGTTGCCTTGGATTCCTGTTACTTGTACTGGAACAGAAATTGTATTGCAGAAACAGCCCGACAACTCAACTCTGATGTCGGTAGCAAGATTCATATCGAAGTCAACGAGTCGCTGGAACTCTTTCGATACGTCCATCTTTCGCACCAAGATGTGGAGTTTGAAACTATTCCCTTGTACTATTTTATAAATCATATTTTGGTACACATTATTAATAATAGGCAAAGATAGGCAGAATTTTCTCCACCTATCTTTTATCCGTTTATTTAGGGCAGAAAAATTTTAGATTAAGCCCTTCCATCTGAGAAATTTGCGCTTGCGGCTGCGCTTTCCCTTCTCACTCTTGCAGTTGGTATGATAGACACAATCCTTGAAGAGGTCTCTGACCTTCATGTCGCTATCTACCAACTTGGTTCTCTTGAATGCCTCGAAGAGTGAGCGGTTCATAATCATGAGGTTGCCCTTCTGCGTAGGGAGGACATAGAAGATTTCACCATTGTTCTTCTTAGATGCGTAGTCTGCCTTAGCCGTAGCTTGGCGGTACATGATTTCGCACTTGATGCGCTTGAAAATCTTTGTTACTTTCATAATCGTAATTATTAATTGTTTGAAACTATATGATGGTTGCTGCCGAAACAGAAACCTTTCTTCTCATTACTCTTGCCTGATTGGAAATCATCTTAGGCATTTCCATTTCATTGAAACAGATGTGGAGTCCGATGGCTCTGGTCATGAGCAAATCATCGTGCTTTCCGTCTGCTGCCTCGTATACGGTTCCGTTCTTCTCGTAGGTGAGATATTCATCTAAACATCTATCGTCTCGCTCTACATAGAGTTGTTCACGGATTGTCTGAACCAATACTGAGATAACCATCGGCTTGGTTGCTACATTGGTATGGAATCCGTACTTCACTGGAACCTTATTCTTGATGTCTGATTCACTCTGCTTGCGTGCATAGAGGTTGTCGTATACGTCCTTGATTTGATTCAGAATGAACTCAGACTGGTCACCACCTTCCAAGATGTGCTCCTTGTCTTTCGTCTCCAAGGTGTTGGATTCTATGACCAACAGAGCATCGTTGTAGTATTTGGCTATCTGAGCCGCCTTCCATCCCAGCAAGTCCATATCAATATGCCCATACCATTGGGCTACCACATACGGCTTGCCACCTTCCATCATCCAATAGCGGTCGAAGACACAGATAACAGACCAGTCGGCATTCTTGCTACGTCCACCAATATCCACTACGACCAGATAGCGGTTTATCACCTTGCAATCATCAAAGGTCTCAGGCTTGCTCCATATCCACAACTGCCCCTGCTTGTCTTCACAGAATCGGATATTCTGCATACACTTCTTTCCCTTGTAGCCATCACCATAAACATCACCGATGAACTTAGGTGCTCGGCATCCCTTGCGGAACTTGTCAACCTTATCCTCAGCGAATACCTTGGCTCCTGAATGCTTGAATGCTTCAATATCATCGGTAGGGTAGCCAGCAGCCATATCGGCATGGTCGGTGAACTTCCTGCGCTCGGCAATATACCAGTTGATGGCTTCGAGTGGAGCACCCAGTGTCCATAACTTCCAAAGATAGGTACATGGCTCCTCTCGGTCGGACATCGTGTTGGTATTATTGCGGTTCTCGTATAACCATTTGGCAAACTCTACCTTCTGTTTCTTGCTTTCAAATTCAAGATGATACATATCGTATATCTCGTACCAAGGAACGAAGAACGGCTCAAACTGAGATTGTCCCTTTTTGGCGGCAAGCCATTCCTTGTGAAAGAAGTTGCCAGTACCATTGGCGGTGGATTCATAGGCAATCATCGTGTATGGTCGGTACAAGATACCATTGGTAGCATTCTGTACTACCTCCTCAGGAGATTTACCATCCGTCTTTTTCCACAATCCAACCTCGGAAAGGTGAACCAAGTTGTAGTCTTCACCATTGGCTGATAGTGGTCGCTCCATGGAACCAACCTTAATCTTGCAGAATCGCTGAGGAACCTTCTTTACATTACCTGATGTTCCCACTCCAACAAACTTCGGTTCGTTCTCAGAGAATGCTTCTCCCATTTCGTAGAGGAACTTGGTAGGGAAGTTTTTCAGAGCTTCCTCGAACATACCTCGGATGGTCTCTGCTGTGTCCTTGACCTGAGCCACGATGAGCGAGTTGAGACCCTTCTGCCACATAAGTTGCAGCCAGAGGAAGTACATCTGAATAACCGTAGAACCTCCCCATTGTCGGGCTTTCAGCAGGATGAGACGGATAGGGCGATTCTTCTTTCTTCGCTCCTCCAGCCACCTGAGCAGTCTGCGCTGCGGTCTTCTGAGCACAAAGCGGAAGGGGAGACCTCCACCTTTCGGTTTGATATAGATGAATGTGGCAAAGAAGAAAAAAGGGTCGTGTTTCATTCTGATGCGAGTAAACTGCTCCACCAGTTGCTCAATCTCTTCTTCTAGGTCGTACGGCTCGTCTATATCCTTGTGCAGTTCCTCGATTACCGCCTTGCAGCTACCAAACTCGATGAGCATCTTGACGAGCGGAATCTTCTTCATCGAAACTGGAAGCTGCTGTCTCTGAATCGGGAAATCAGGAAGGAAGAGCAGGAATCGCTTATCTCCACAACCTTCACCCTTGATGGGATTGAATGGAGTGTTGATTTCCTTGATGCGTTTCTCGTTCTCCTTCAGGATGCCCAATACGTGTTTGTCGAGTGCATCAGTCAGTTTGGCGGTTACTTGTCTTGGCATAGCGGTGCATTTAGATAACCCCACAACAGACCAAGTACATAGCAATAGATGTGGACTCCAACTGCCATGCAAGGGAAGAAGATTCCAACACAGATATATAGGAGAATAGTGAGATTGTATCTTACCTTATTCTCCACGTATGGGGCGATAAAGCCCATGTAAGCATAGATAAAGCCGCTAAGACCGATGATTGGCACGGATGAGGTGAAGGGATAGCTGATGGCTATGAGATAGAATGCCACCAAGTGACCGATGCCACAAGGGATGGCTCGGTAGCATTGATGAAAGACATAAAGGTTGATGGCAGCATGAAAGATATTCTGATGTAAGAAAGGGTAGCTTAGTCGGTTCTGAATAGAACAATCGTCAAAGAGACCCATGCCATCATATCCAAGAAAAGTGATACACATTATTATAATGTACCCAGCATAAAGCGCAATCTTCTCTTTCGTCTCTCGTAGCATCTTTGCTTCTCCTCCTTTCTCACCCTGCTAAGAATTACGTGTATGCTTTGAGGAGTCAAATAGAAACTGGGTGCTTTTTCAGCACATACACGTTTGATAATATCCATATTACTGAGATATGGCTCATTACTCTTATGAATCTGGAATCGTCTGAAAATCTCCTGATACATTTCCTTTCGGGTAGGTATCATATTATCAAGAGGTTTTCCTTTCAGTAAGTCTAATATGACTATATAAGCACGGTCTTCTGAAACCCAAAATCTTCTGCTCGGAGATTGGGCTAGCTTTTCCTCAATCTCTGAGAGTCTGATATTGTCTCTTACATTAATAATTTCTTTGTAAGCCCTCAATAAATCAGCATCACGCTCCTCTATAAAATAGCATCGTGAATCCTTATATTTCATATTTGACCCTGCAAATATACAAAAAAGTATTGAATTAGTCGCATCCGATTAGACTAAATTAACGGATAAAAGATGAAAATCGGAAAAAAGCATTAATTTTGGGCATTGATTTATAAATATACACATATATATATGGACGAAAATACAAATATTGAGCAGAATGCTGGTGCTGCAAAACAGCAAGACACCAAGACCAAGAGAGACTTGGCTTTGGAGCGTTTGAAGACCCGCCACCCTGATACGGAGTATGCGGATGATGAGTCTATTTATGGAGCCATCAATGATGATTATGATGCCGACCAGAAGGCTTTGCAGGGTTACAAGGATAACGAGAAGGCGATGGGCGATTGGCTGGGTAGTGACCCTGAGGCGGCTACCTTCCTTCAAGCGATGAAGGCTGGCAAGAGTCCTTACGCTGAGTTGATTCGTACCCATGGAGAGGATGCCATTGATTACTATTCAGACCCTGATAATGCGGATGAGATTGCGTCGGCTCAGTCGGAGTTCTTGCAGAATGCCGCCAACGGCAAGAAATTGCAGGAGGAATATGACAAGAATATGCCTTCCAGCTATGAGGTGTTTGATAAGTTAGAGGAAAAGTATGGCGAGGAAGCTGTGAATGATGCCATCGACCAGTGCTTTCAGACTATGCGTAATGTGGTGACTGGCAAGTTTACAGAGGAAATGATTACTGCTTTCATTAAGGCTAAGAACCATGATACTGATGTGGCTGATGCTGCCCATGAAGGTGAGGTTCGTGGCAAGAACAGTAAGCACGTCAAGAACCTTGAACTGAGAAAGAAAGGCGATGGTACTGCTGACCTTGATTCTGCCAATGCAGAAACCAAGCAGACAGATAACCAGCCTGACCTTGGTGCTGTGGGCAGGGTAGCACGTAGGGGTAACGTCTGGGAGCGTGGCAACGAGAAGAGAACACACATTCGATAATTCGACAAGGTGAAAAGATAATATATAATGTTTAATTAATATTCAGAATAACAATGAAGAAAAGTACATTTAATCGGCTGTTTTCCATCTATATTATGGTAATGGCAGTTATTTTTGGAGTGAATGGTCAGGTTATCATGGCTGAGGCGGCAAATCTGCCTGATGGCGGTAGCACCGAGAGTGGTTCTGCTGCTGAGGCTGGTGGTGCTCCTGCTGCTGGTGAGGCTGGCAATGGTGGTGCTGGACGTCAGAGCGAAGGTATTGCGAGCGAGACTCAGGGACGTGAGCATTTTAACGAGAATGGCACGGAGTATTACCTGAACGACATTGATGAGAAGATTACCAAGATTCGCCCGATGGCTACTCCAGTTGACCAGATTTCACGCTATGCGACAACCAAGTCTGCCAACTCGTTTGTAGTTGAGTATTGGAGTATCGGTACACGCCCTATCAAGACTACCGTGAAGGAGGCAACGGTGGAGAGTACTGGTACATCTATGGTATTGAAGGTAGAAGACCCTACCATGTTTACGCTGGATGATACCATCCGAGTGGTAGGTGTGAAGGCTATTACTAACTATAAGGGTGTTGCATATTCTACCATTACTGATGCTCCTACTCCTGATTTGGAACTCTGCGTTTGCGGTAAGGACACAGAAGGTTATCCGATTGTGTATGCTGTAAATGGTAAGTTGGTCAATAAGCAGGCTATCGGTATTCCAGCCTTGAAGAAGGGTCAGAAACTTATCCGTATGGCAAAGAGTTGTGGCGAAATGGACGTTCAGACGGGTCGTTTCAACAACCTTCCTTCTAATGAGGTTCAGTATTGTCAGAACTTCATGATTCAGGTCGAGCAGACCACCTTCGACAAGATTGCTGCTAAGAGAGTGGATTGGGATTTCTCAGACATTGAGGAGGATAGCATCTATGATATGCGTCTTGCTATGGAGGGTACTTATCTCTTCGGTGATATGGCTTGCATCAAACACGAAATCAAGGATGGTTCTGCCCAGTGGTTTACCAAGGGTATCTGGTGGATGGCTGGTAAGGATATTGAGGTAGGTCATGTTGCTACTGCTGACGATATTAAGAAGGGCTATAACAAGAATGAGCGAGTGATTACAGACTTGGAGTTGGTTGATATTTCCAAGGACTTGTTCGTGGGTACTGGTATCGGCAACAAGCGCAAGGTGATTATCGCTGGTTCTGACTTCGTGAGTGCATTCAGTAAGATTGATTCCGACAAGTTCCGTTTGAAGGACACCGTTGATATTTGGAAGTTGAAGTTCAAGAGTTGGGAGACAGACTTCGGTGAGGTGCTGATGATTCACTCAGAGTTGTTCGACCTCTTCGGTATGAGCGACTGCGGATTTGCCCTTGACCCTGAGTTCTTGGTTAAGCGAGTACACTTGTCTTGGACACGAAGCGTTCTCGACTTGAAGGCGGCTGGCATCCGTAACACCGATGCAGTAGTTATTCAGGAGGTAGCTTGTCTGTACTTGAAGTACCCTAAGGCACACGCTCGTATGCGCCTTGCTGCGGTTCCTGCTACAGATGACACTTCTGATACAGAGGAAACCAAGGCTACTGTCTAACAGCAAGCAGAATTGCAAATTATTCATTAAATAGTGAGGGGTGTGGGCACTAGCCCCATCCCTTTTTTAGTAACACATATATATAAATAAGGTATAATCATGTTTAATAAATATCAAGCAGGTACTGATTTGGCATTCAGCGTTATGGTAGGTAATGAGCGGATGCGCATTAACTTTGAGGGTAAGAGCACAGGCAGTAGTGTCTATATGACAAGAGACCCAAAGGTACAGAAGGCTATCGAGTCTCATTATTGGTTCAACGACAAGTTCTTCTTGGTGGAGAGTATTGACGAGAAGAAGGAAGCTGCTGAAGCCAAGAAGAAGGCTGCTGCCAAGGCAAAGAAGAAAGTGGCTGACGAGAAGAAGACCCACGTAGTGACAGATGTTGAGGATGCCAAGGACTATCTGGCTGAGACCTATGGTGTGAGCCGTTCCAAGATGAAGACCAAGGAAGACATCTTGGCGATTGCCAAGGAAAAGGGTGTTGAACTAGAAGGCTTAGAGTAATGGTAGAATATGCTGTATCTGATTTAGTGAAAGAGGTGAAGGTGCTCTTGGATAGAAACCAAGAGTCTGCTGGCTTGCTGGCTCCTAGCGATTCTGATACACTCTCGCAAGCAGAACTTATTGAGAGTAAAATCGTAGATGCAGCAAGAATCATTCTTTCGGATGCTCCTGAGGATATGGTGGAAGGTACTTCGTGTACGAATGCTGTAACGTGGACGGATAGCAACGGCTATTACGTGGGTAAGATGGTTTTGCCTACCGATATGCTGAGAATCCTTTCTGTGAAGGCAGAAGGCTGGAACCGTCCTGCCGAAATCATTTCAGAGAGTGATGATGCCTACAAGTATCAGAACTGCAAATATGGAGTCAGGGGAAATCCTGAGCGACCGATTGCGGCTATCGTGCATACGGCTAACGGCAAGACTATCGAACTATATACTAGTAAAAAGCAGGATGCTACATTGACATTCATCTACGTTCAGGTTCCATCTATCACTACCGAAAAGAATATCAGTCTTCCTTCCGTCCTGAAAGATTCTATTCTTTACATGGCTGGCTATCTCACTTGTATCAGCCTTGGCGATACCGATACTGCAAGCGGATTCCTCGGTGTAGCGAGAAAGTTGGCACATATTGTTGAACCTACAGAAACATCATAAACTATGGCGAAGAAGAAAGAAGAAACCAAACTGCTATCGTTGAGTAGGGTACTTGACAAGGAAGAACTGGATAGCGTGAAGGCATCCAAGAACCGATTTGACAAGCCATACGAGCGTGCCTTCTCTATCTTGCTGGAGGCTCAGCGATATTACAATAATATGGATAACTTCCGTAAGCGAAGACTGAGAAACAAGCGATACTGCTATGGAGACCAGTGGGGAGATACCATTGAGTTCAAAAGCAAGTGTGGCTTTAAAAAGCGTATCAAGGAGGAAGACTATATCCGTGAGCAGGGTAGCGAACCATTGAAGAACAACCTTATCAGAAGATTGGTGAAGAATGTGTTGGGCGTATATCGTTCACAGAGCAAGGAACCTACGTGCAATGCTAGAGATAAGGATGAAAAACGATATGGTGAGACCATGAGCGTGGTGCTGCAATGTAACCGACAACTGAACCGAGAGACGGAACTGGATGCTCGAACCATGGAAGAGTTCCTGATAAGCGGTGCTGCTATCTATAAGAAAAAGTATGGATGGCGAAGAGGTAGGTTGGATTGCTGGACGGACTACGTAAACCCGAACAATTTCTTCATAGACAACAATATGAGGGATTTCCGTGGTTGGGACGTGAGTTGCTTGGGTGAGGTGCATGACATTACCATCGGCAACGTACTGAGAGAGTTTGCCAAGTCTCCTGCTGAGGCTCGTAAGTTGAAGGAGATATACCGGTTGGCGGCTAACCGAGATTTCGTGATTGCAGATTGCACCCAGCGATTCGGTGAGTTCGACCCTAAGACTATCGACTTTATGAATCCTGCCAACCCTTCGCTCTGCCGAGTGATTGAGGTTTGGCGCAAGGAGAGTAAACCGAGATACCGATGTCATGACTATAACAATGGCGATGATTTCAAAATCGACATTGAGGATAAGGCTGATATTGTAGATGCAGAGAACAGAGACAGAATCAGACGAGGTATGGCTGCTGGCATGCTGGAAGAGGATATTCCTCTGATTGATGCCGAGTGGTTTATGGATGATTACTGGCATTTCTACTATCTTTCTCCTTTCGGTGATATTCTGAGAGAAGGCGAGACCCCTTATGCTCATGGTGAGCATCCGTACTGCTTTAAGTTCTATCCGTTTATTGATGGCGAGATTCACAGCTTCGTGGAAGATGTGATTGACCAGCAGAGATACGTGAACCGACTTATAACGATGTATGACTTCATTATGAGGGCGAGTGCCAAGGGTGTGCTGCTCTGTCCTGAGGATTGTCTTCCTGATGATATGAGTTGGGATGATTTCTGCGATGAGTGGAGTAGATTCAATGGTGTGGTGAGATACAAGCCAAACAAGAGCGGTCAGGTTCCTCAGCAAGTGGCGAATAACTCTACGAACATCGGTATCGGTGATTTGCTCAGCTATCAGTTGAAGTTCTTTGAGGATATATCGGGAGTGAACGGAGCCTTGCAAGGTAAACCAGGAGTATCAGGTACGAGCGGTTCGCTTTATGCCCAGCAGACACAGAATGCTACCATGTCGCTGCTTGATATTTTGGAGACTTTCAGCCAGTTTATCATTGATGGTGCTTACAAGACCGTGAAGAATATGCAGCAGTACTACGATGTGGCTCGCAACTTCAATATCGTGGGTAGGGCAGGACAGATTGTGCACTATGACCCTAAGAAGATTAGAGACGTTGAGTTTGACATCAACATCACGGAAAGCACGGCTACTCCAGTATACAGACAGATGGCAAATGAGTTCCTTATGACCTTGTGGCAGAATCAGGCTATCACGCTGGAGCAGTTGCTGCAAGTAGGAGATTTCCCATTTGGCGAGGAGTTGCTGCAATCGGTTGCATCCAACCAGCAAGCTATTCAGAATGGTGAGACTCCACAAGGATTCTCTCCTCAGCTTCAAGCCCAAGTGGCTCAGGCGTCACAGAGCAATCCGAAGGCTCAGGCGATGTTGCAGCAGATGATGAGCGGTCAGGGGGTGAGTCCTGACGGACAGAACCCACCACTCGCTGCTTAGTTTATAGTTAATAGTTAATTGTTTATAGTTATGATTGCAGACAAACCAAGTGACAAGGAATGGTATGGCAATGGGAAACCTGATGCCAGCCAAGGTGGCAACCCGAATGGTGGTGTTGCTTCAGAAACCCAAGGTAGGGAAGACAAGCCCGAACTTTACGAAAATGACGTTATCGGAAAGGTGGCGAAACGGAAGAAAAACGACATCTGGACGAGAGGTGGAGAGAAGAGAACCCGATTTAAGGACGAATAAAGAAAGGAGGTGTTTTTATCGTAACTGTATTTGTCTGATATTCAGATAGCTACAGAAATATCTACGAGTTTATGGTGCTGCGTTTAAGATATTGGTATCTTTGCAGCATCATAAACTTTTAAATTATATAGGTATGAATTTCGTAGAGTTTGTAGAAAAGTATCAGCAGGAAATGGCTCCTGAACAGATGTTGGCTATAGCTAAGGCAGTCGGCAAGTATCTCTCATGCAAGTTGAGCGATGTGGAGGAGCATCATCTTTGTGCGATGGTGTATGGTGTGTTGAGCGAAGAGCATTTTGACAAGCACTTTGCCGATGATGCTATCAGCAAGATGTGGTATGAGGATGCGGACGGAAACAAGCATACGGCTCCTTTCTTCTCTGATGGTGAGATAAGAGAAGCCTTTGACAAGCATCAGGATGATATTTCTGACTATACCATCCATGATTTGGCTGTGACTATGAACCTGATGAGAAGTGACCATCATGTGATGCTGGAGCGATATAGCAAAGATGCTGATGAGTTGAAGGAAATGGTGGTTTTGATGGCTATCGAGTATCTGCAAGACCCTGACTGCTTGCATCCTACCAGCAAAATATGGCACACAATAAACGGATAAAGTAACTAATTGGGAATCATTTCTTATCTTTGCATATTATTAATAATATATAAATATAAGATATGACTCCAAATGTACGTGAAGGATTGCAATATGGTGCAGCTATAGGAATGCTAGTGAGTGGTGTTGTACTCACCTTCCTATCATTCTTTCTCAACAATTATGTGGTGTCTGATGGTGTGCTGTGGTATGTAAGTCAGACATTGGTTTACTCTGGAGCAATATTCGGGGTAAACGTTTATTTCAAGACAAAACTAGGCAACTTTGAGAGCAAGGTGAAGGATGAACTCGCAAGTATGCTGAAACAAGTGAAGGAGGGCAAGTAGTATGAAGGTAACAAGAGAACAGATTTTGGCGATTATGCCGAATGCGAAGGATAAGGTGGATGCGTTCCTACCTTATATCAATGGCTATGCTGAGGTGTTCCATATTGATACTCCTAAGCGAATGGCTCACTTCTTGGCTCAAATTGCACATGAGAGTGGTGAACTGAGATATACCAAGGAACTCGGCAACAGAAACTACTTCCATAAGTATGATGTTGGCAAGTTGAAGAATATGCTCGGTAACTTGAAGGATGGTGACGGCTATAAGTATCGTGGCAGGGGCTTGATACAGATTACTGGCAGGGCAAATTATCAGGCTTATCAGAACAGCAAGTATTGTACTGGTGACATCATGGAGAACCCTCAGTTGCTGGAGCTTCCGCTAGGAGCAACGAAGAGTGCTATGTGGTGGTGGTGGAAACATGACCTGAACAAACTGGCTGATAGTGATAGTTTCCTTGCTATTACCAAAACAATCAATGGTGGAACCAACGGCTTGGAATCAAGACGAAAGTTCCTCGCAAGAGCAAAGAAGGTCTTTAATGTTTAGCCTATGAAAGTAAAATGGTACGATACTGATTTCTGGCAAGTAGCACTCTACGTGATAGGCATCTTGCTGGTGGCATTTTTTCTGTCGGGATGCAAGTCTTCGTTCCACACTATGAAACCAGAAGTTTCTTCCTTTGAAACTGATAGTTTCACGTCTGAAACAAAACAGAACGTCCTGAGGTGGGATTCTATCGTTAAGCGTGACAGCATCTATGTAAGGGATAGTGTGGCAACAAGGAAAGAGGGAGATACCATCTTCGTAGAGCGATGGCATTGGGAATATATCTATGATTTCTTCCATCTGGAGAAGATGAACTTGGAGAATAAGCAGGATATGGATTTCCGATTTATCGCAAGGTCAGATACCATCAGGGTTCCCTATCCAGTTGAAAAACAACTCTCCAAGTGGGAGCAGTTTCAGTTGAAGTATGCAGTATGGTCTTTTGGAGCACTCTGCATGCTGCTAATCGTATTAGGTTATAAACTCTATAAAAAGATAAAGAATGGCAGATACCACATTGACAATCAAGAAAAGTGACGTGTACGAGGAGGTAGCGAAGACTACTGCCTACATAGGCGCAAAGAATAAACTGGAGGATGGTAAGTCAGCATTTGACCAAGTATTTGTGACGGATGCAGACTTGACGATGATTGAGCGGTTCTTCAATGAATCGCTGGATGCACTGAGAAACGTGCTGAAACGATTTATCTCAGGTGGCTCAGGAGTAGACGGAACAATCACTTGGCAACTCGAAATGCCTAGCAGATTTGATGATAACCTACTCAGTTCAATCAACTCATCTGCCAACTCGTTCTTGGTGAACAGCATCATCGGGAAATGGTGTGAGATAACTGCCAACGACAAGGTGAAGGAGTATGCAGATAACGCTGCTGCATTATTGCTCGACATCAAGGATAAAGCGTTTTTCAAAAAGAAACCAACACGAACAAAAATTTCATAGTATGGCAAGAAAAAATTTAGCGATAACGTTGTATATGAGTGAACTCATTTATGACTTTCAGAACAAGGCATTCCTGACTGGGCGTAGCAGAAGGGCTGCTGACATGGATGCTGAGGCTGCAAGTAATATTCAGGCAAGTGATGATGATGAAGACAAGAATCAGGCTTTGCGTAGCATTCAGAATGCGTATAGTCAACTGCTTGTGGAGTTGAGTGAGTCAGTTCAAACAGAAAATGGTACTACTGCATCAAACGAGTTGATAAGTGGTGATACCAATATTGTCATTAATCTCTCCCTTCCATCCAATTATCCGCTTGCTTTGAAGGATGCGCTTACAAGTTCTATCCATGACTACATTATCAACAAGGCTTTGATGGATTGGTTCGTTATTACCAATCCTAATGAGTCGAAGACTTATTCAGAATTGTCTGTTGTAGCCATCAAGAATCTGCATGAGACCTTCAACAGACGTGAGAGGCCAAGCAGAACGGCTCCTAACGAATAAAGAAGGAGGTGAGTATGAAAGAATGCAGAACATGTAATCTTGGTTACAAGGTAATGATAGAGCTTCAGAAGAAGGAACTGGTGTTTGACATCAGGAATACGGCTGCTGCCTATGCTGATTCAATCTCCAGTTCTGTAGAGGATTCACACCTGATTCATAACGTCTATGATGTGGGCGAGGATGGCAATCGGGATAAACTGGCAAGGATTCTTGACTCAGCGGTAGAAGACTGCAATGAAATGCTTTTCCGATATACCAAGATGGAAATGCTTGGAGGTGGCTTTGATTCCAATGAGTGGGAAGAGTGTATAGGCTCCCCGACAAATGATGAGGATGCCTATTATCTAGCCATGAGAATGCCAAGTGGATTCTCAAAGACAAGTGTGCATACCATGACGGTATATATTCACGATTATATTGTGAACCAGTCTTTATATGAGTGGTTAATGATTGTTTATCCTGATGGTGCTGATAGATTCTGGGCTTTGGCTGAGGATAAAAAACAGAAGATTAAGGATGCCAGCAACCGCTCGGCTGGAAGAGCAAGAATCGCTTTGCATCCATTTTAAATGATTAGTCGTTTAAGGCTAAGATAAAGTAAGGGAAGCTATCCATCACGGACTGCTTCCCTTTATTGTTTTTTGTTTAATTAAAAAATACTTATCTAAGTTTGTTCTGCCATCTTGGTTGGAAAGCAGTAGAAATGCTGCTGATGCTTTCATCTGCGTTCATCTTACCAATGACGGCAACTCTGAAATAGCGGTATGGAGAGCCAACCAAGTTTCTAAGACTATTGTCTATAGAAGAACCTATATAGAACCAATGTTTCATATCGTTGCTTCCAAAAAGAATCTGTCCGTTAGATTTGCTGGATTCGCACGTCCAATAACCACGGATAAGACAAGTAAACATCGTTTTATGGCTATCTCCCTGACCAAGCGTTAGTGGTCGTGTACAGAAAAAGAAAGGTATGTTGTCGCTCGGTTCTTCAACGTAAACATTAACAATCTTTCCTGCTTTGTTGATAGCGTAAGACTCAGGGTAGCTATTAACTCGCTTGGCGAACACATTCACCATCGTTCCCCACAAATTGCTTTTCAGGGAATACACATACGCATAGCTATAGCTAGGATTGAAGACGATGATACGGCTATCGTAATAGTCGTAAATCATGCTTGCATCTTTCATATACTTCCTGAACCTAACATAGGCTACTTCTCCATCTTCAAAGTCTTGCAGTTCAAGAATCGAGAGAGGGTAGTATATGTTTTTCTTAGAATGGCTGTATATTAGAGTGAAGTCGAATGGAAAGCCATCCAATACATCGGTAATGCACTCAGATTCTCGTCCTCGCTGCGTCATGATGCCTCGCTCGGTAGGGAACAGAACTGCATCATCAATCTGCAATATACCCTTAGGGTTAGAGCAAATATCTCTGTTGGCTGGCTGTCTGGCAATATAGGTTCCTTCTTCGCCCAGCATCAACACCCATACACCTTCATCGGTGAAAGCGTAGAGTGGGGCATCACCAAACTGACCTTCGCTGATTGGTCGGGTATTTGCTGCCATTGCACTAACGATGGATGAGCCAACCTGAACACTATTCTTGGCAGGGAAGACTAGAGGATTCTCAACTTCGCTCACTCTGATAAGTGAAGGCTGGTAAGAATCATCTGAGTTTGATACGGCAAAAATATCTGCTTTCTGCTTGATTGCATTCCAGTCTGATTCCGTAATATCACTCCAATCACCTCCCATAATATCATCAATACCTCCAGTTAGAGTTTGCACGAAAAATGACAAGCCAAAATTAGAAGGGCTATATAATGTAAAACGTTTTTTCTGATACCCAGATGTGCGCTTTACGTAAACGACCATCTCTTTTACATCACTAATTGGAACAGCAATAATATCCTGCCAATTGCCGATACTTCCGTTCAGGTAGTACGTTCCGTTGCTTGTCGGTATCTCATATATGGCGGTAAGATATTCTTCGTTCTTATAACCGTATGGTTGCCGAACTAAACTAGAATCTATGTTTTTCCTGATGCCAGCGATGTGCAGTCGGTTGTTGTATGTAATAGCAGTAGTACCGCCAAACGCTATTCGGTTGAGGTCGGCAAGAGAAATGTTTTCCTCTGCTTGCGTTGGCCTCTTAACAACTTTCGGATGTTCAAATTCACTAATAGGAATGAATATCGAATGATAGAAAGGCATATTGCCGATGGTGTCGTGAACGTCTCTTGCGTTCATATCATCCAAAAACAACCATTGAATACCATCTTCACTAGCTAATGGGTAAGATTTATCTATCTGATAGAAACTTTCGCCATTGGTGAGGAATATATCAACTCCCTGAACAATATCCTCGTATAGCTGCAAGTTGCCAACTTCTCTAATTTCTATGGTGTATTTGTTGATGCCAACACTTGATGTTATAGTCTTTCCGTTTGGAGCATCAGGTTTTACTGGGTCTTCGTATATGTTTATCTTTCTAGAAACAGCGTTAGACTCTGCACTAGGAAGAACAAAAGGGTTTGATATATTTATGTATGTACCATCGTAAAGACGAAGAGCAGCAACACCGAAAACATTTCTTTTCAGATACTCTGTTCCTAATTCTGCAAGTTTCTTGTTGGCAATCGCATCAAGGTCAGTAAACATCTTCCTCGTACCAATAGCACTTGTATTGTAGTACATGTTGAGGTTGGCACTCTCAACAATAAAGTAGTCGTAGAAGTTGTCTCCAGCTTCCACCTTCAAAGTAAGGTCTTGGTGGTATGTGTTGGCAATTTCAATACCAAACTGCAAGTCTTCTTTTCCGAAAATAAGATAAGAACCATTCTTCCATATAGCATATTTGGTAGTTTTAATACCAACAAAGCACAAGACGTTTCCGATGGCGCAAACGGTATTAACATGGAAATCATCGCCAAGCAGGAACTCTGTGATTGTATCATCTGCTGAATCCTGCTCTTGCCATCCCCATCTTTCCCTATCTTGAAAGTCTGAGGTACGTATGATATAGTGGGAGTGAATAGCCTGATTGTGTGTCACCTTATGAACCAGTTCTATTGAACTATATTGGTCTATGGTGATATTCTTGCTACTCTCTACTATTATCGGCTGCTGGATAGGGTGGAGTGCCCCATCCTCGTTGATGAGGTTGAGGCAGGTTGCCAACTCCCCATCCTGGCAATCGTAGTCGGATGGAGAGTGGGTAAGTCCTTTGAGTATTACTTCTTGTCTTGTTGCCATGTGCTCGAATTTAAGTTTGGTCGCATGATTTCGTAATAAGGTTCGCCTTTGGCTGACTTGCGTGGGATGCAAGTAAGGCGAACCATTCTGTTGAGAGGAAGGTTGTACTCATCAAGGATGGCGGTGATGGAAGGGTAGTCGCTTCTGAAGCCTACCTTCTTATACTTCTGATTGAATTGAAGCTGAGCGAATGCGGTGTTGGCTTTGCGAAGTTCTTCCCAGTCTTCACGCATGCAGAATCCGTATGTACCTCGGTCAGATAACCTGAACACGAAGATGGAATTGTCTGTTCGCTCCTTCTGCATGATGTGGTCGTAGATGCCCTTGGAGAGCGTGACCGAGTTGGCTCTTCCGTCCAGCACCACAAAATCGTTGCGGTGTCTGAAACCATTTACTTTATCTATTAAATACTTGAATTTCATGTTGCAAATATAATATGAAAAGTGATAAAATGGATATTATCCGTTAACTTTGTCTTTCCGTTTGGGTCTACCATTGCGGTTGCCATACTTGGTGATGATGGCAGATGCTCGCTCTGAGCGGTAACAGCCACATGATTTGGTTCGTCCGTCACGAAGAACAGAACCTAGAACCGTACAACCCCTGCCACAATCACATTTGCATATCCAGAACGCACCATGCTGATGGTTCTCTTTATCAGATTTTCGGCAGACGAGTAATCTGCCGAAACGCTGTCCAGTAAGGTCTATCAACTTTCCCATATTACTTCTCTGCCAGTTTCTTTGCCTCTTCTACTGATACTGGCTTTCCGCTAAGAGGAATGCGGAAGTCGAACTTGGAGCGGAAACCATAATAGCCTACGAAATCGAAGCTCTGTTTCATACGCTCGTCTGTGGTGATGTACTTCTTGTAAGCCTTCACCTCCTTCTCTGAGCGGTAGATGGTAGAGTTGACGAAGTAGGAACTGGTTCCCTTGTTGGCGATTACTGCAATAAAGAACTGCTTACCAAGGAACTTCTCCTTGATGCGCTGGATGATTGAGATTTTCTTTGTATTCATATATAAAATTTGATTAATTATTAAGAAGAATGCAGATAGGCTGCACTCTTAAAACTATTCGATTCCACAAGATACGATACCATCTTCTTTGTTGATACCTCGGAAGTGCTCGCATCGCTGGCAAGCAAGGCTACCTACGTATAGGATTTCGTTGGTGTACTTGCCGTATATGCCGAAGGGGCAGGGAGTGGTGTACTCGAAGTGTCCACCGACAAACTCGTTGACGTTATATTTTGGATATTTCATTGGTTATTTTGGTATGTTTCGAGATTTTTGTAGTATTTTCTTATGACTGAAAATATGTTGCTTTTAGTTCTTCCGCATGATTTCGGCTCAGGGCAGAAACCTCTATATACACATTGAGGAACGCAAGCGGATGCAAGCAAAGGTTCGATACATGCCAATTCATCAATAACAAAGTACCACACCTCTCTTGTCTCATTTGATGCCTTGTTGCAGAGTCTCAACTTCGAGATATTGATAATCTCCTGAGCGTTGAGGGATAGTTGCAAGTTGACCAAATCATCCTGACGCATATCGTGACGAGATACCTTGGAGCCAGTAATATCTGGTCTAGATGTGGAGACGAATGGCTGTGCATGAACATGGCGAACAAAGTGGTTGCTCACCCAGTATGGTATGCCATACATCTTAATATCGAACTCCAATTCCCTGAGCGGTGAATGCTCGCTGAGAATCATCTGTTTCTTGAACTTATCGCTAGGCTCATGTCCAATCGGCTCCTTGCCTTGTGTGAACCGAGCAGCATTCACTACACGCTGCCAGTCCGTTACTCTTTTAATTTCTATTTTCATAATCTATTTTGCTTTCGTGAATAATATCCTATTATAAACCCTATAGCAGTCGTACAAGAAAAAAGAAAAATGTCAAATAACAATTCAGCCATAAGCTATTCCTCCTTTCCGTCCACATTGTTATCTCCAAGAATATCCTTGATTTTCTTTTCGATGAACTCATCAGAAGCTAGTTTCTTAATAAGTTCATCTATATCAGGTAACTTTGCATCAACTCCGTCTTCTTGATTTTTGGAGGAAACATAGTCCTTTAGTGCTTTCGTCCAAGAACTATTTGCCAAGTCTGCCAATGAATCCTTTTGGCTTTCATAGGCTTTCTTCAACTCTCCGTTATCACGGAAAAATCTGAATACATTACAGTATATTGACTGCCCGAATTTGTATTAAGAAGAACATCTCCTTCCCAAATCTCACTGCCCTCACAGTCTTTCAGCCCTGTGAACTGGCAGACTGTAGAAGTGTCAACTTTTTGTACTCTTGTTATATTAGGAATTTCACTACTTAGATAACCTATGCAAACATAAGTTTCCTTATGTATTAAGTCACCCTCTATCCATTCTCCGTTATCAAGACGTTTTGCCTTGAACTTGATATTTGCTGTTTTCATAAGCTACTTATATAAAATTGTTACTCTTCTACTTTTATCTACCTTCAATATAGCTTCTTCTGCTTTATCAATCGAAGAAAACAAATAGTCTGGGCAAAGGTTATATGCACCATAATCCCAATAATGGATAAGTCCAAATAACAATGAATGTCTCTTATCTACACGATAAGCAAGGATTGGATTATCCTGAGAATCGTAATGTATGCCTCTAACAGCCTTGCTTTTACGATACATATCTACTATTCTATATGTTGCCATAACTATTTTTTCTTTAAAGGTATACACTCCATTAATGACCTCACCCCATCGCACACAGGACAATAATGTTTGCCATCTATCATCTTCCAGTTTGAGAAGTCTTCAATATCAGTACTTTTGTCGTGGAATAGTGCAGAGCAAGTATCTGTACCGCCAAATACTTCTCCGCATCTATCGCAAACAATCTGATACATTGTAATCGGTCTATACATAAGCTATTCTCCTTTAAGTTCGACAGGCTCATCATTCCAAGATAATTCTCTTCCTATGAGTTTTTTAATGCTACCTTTTGGAAGTTGAAAACCATAAGCTCCATGTCTATCTTGTGGCAACCAATAATTATGTTCGATACAATCACCAGCCCACATATCAGGCTTGTAGTTGAATATCCATTCTCCGATATAATCTACTGCTACCCATGCCATAACTATTCCTCCACTTTTACACCGAATGGAGTTCCATCGGCAAAGGTGAACTTCTCTAATGTATCTTTGTAATCAATGATGTCTCTGTTAATTTCCACATACAAGGTGGTTACTTTCTGAACTAAAGCCAACTCTTTGAACAAGGTTGGCTTCACCCACCCAAATGGCTCATGTTTGAGCATTTCAGTCCAGCACTCTTCTTCGTCCTTGAATGGACGGTACTTTGGCTCTGGCTTTATGCGATATTCAATATTGTTCCAATATGTAATACCTTTTATTTCCGTCCATTCATTCATATCTTGCCAGCTTTTGCTTAATGCACTTGGTTTTGTTCTACACTCAATCACCCTTCCTTCTGCAAAAGCTTGCAAGATAGGATAAAATTCATTAGCTTGATTTCTGTCCATAATTAACCCTCCACTGCGTCTTTATATTCTAACTCAACCGCTAGGTCGTGAATTAAATCAACCGCTTCTTTCAAAGCATCATACATGCTATCTCCTTCTGATACAAGCTCATCAAGAGTACTACTCTCGCTCATATCCTCAGGGAAATCATTTGGCTTCCAAGTGATTCTTTCGTTCTTTTTCTCGAACTCATAAGCCTTTTGAATAAGTTTTTCTCTTGTCATATTAGCCCCAAATCCATTAATTTCCATTTAGCATATTCTTCTGCTACACTAGGCGCACTCAGTGCATGCATAGCTAAAAGATAGCCTTCGCAAGAACTTATATATTTCCCGAAAGCATTACGATAATCTAAATCTTCCTTCATGCTTTGTATTACGGATTCTTTACTCATTGCTTATCCTCCTTAATTCTTTACAATAGTAATTTCTACAGCTCTACAAAACGATGCTTTAAGCTCATTTATCACCTTTACTGGTATATACTTCTCATCTACAGGAACAATATAAGTTTCCTTACCTATAACCGCACCTCCATCAGGATTTTGGTCTGTGAATGTTATTGCTATTTTCATATTCTCTTCTTTTTACCCTCTCCCTTTTACAGAAAAGGGTGGTTAATATCTATCAACTTTATTCCAATCTTCTTCAAACGCCTCACACTTTCCTTTGCAAGGTTTTCCATCACAATAACATGTTTGATTATAATCATTGTAATGAAAACAAATTTTATACGCAAACATATCTTTTTTATCGATTTCTTTATGTGCTTTAACATACTGTAGAATAGCTATTAAATCATCATAATCTTTGATTTCTTTACGCTTTACTTGACAGATAAGTTCTTCTAAAACATTCATACTAAACTAATTATATATTATCACTTACCCTCTACCTGTTGCAGTAGAGGGTGATTAGTTACTTAGATGGCTCAGTATATGATACTGGCTCCCATACATCGTAAGCTGTCAGCAAAACTGGAGCGATAACAGATGGGGCGAAGATGATAGATGCTACAACATCTGGAGCATTCAACTCGTAGTTAACACCTTCTACTTTGTTTTCCTTACTAGCCCAGCCGTAAGGCTTTGCTGTAATCGTAGAGCCATCTTTCTTTTTAAAAGTCTTCTCGCTAGAGCAAGAAGCGAACAAACTTGCAACGACTAAGGCTGCTAAAATAATCTTTTTCATATTACTTGTATTTATGTCCTATAAGGACAGTTAATTACTCTGTTACTTTCTTTATGCTTTCTGAAAATGCTTTGAGCCATTTGGTATCCTTTTCGGCAGCAACTACAGATTTATTATATTGCTCCAAATTATACTTCATAGACTCTATTAAATCAGTGCGATTAGTTTGTTTTTGAATCCACTCATCTTTATGGATGATATTCTCCACATAAACTTGGCTGCAATCAAAATCTAAACTATCAATTAATTGACTTTCCATAAAGTCCTTAACACCCTCGTATTCTTTGGATGGTGGAGTCCATCTTCTAACTTTGGATAGCATTGCATTGTATCTGTTTTTGAGAGCTACATTCTCTTTCAATCTATCCTCATTTCCCTTGATTACATCATTAACATAAGAAAGATACTCAGCTTCAAGTTCTTCCTTTGTCTTAGGGGCTGTAAGATGCTTTTCGTACTCTTCTGCTTTGAAAAGATAGATAAGCTTATCTCCAATATGAGGCATAATGGTGACAACATCCCCATCCTTGAACTCAGACTTTTCAATTTTCAAAGTTTCAAAGTTTTACTTATAGCCTAGTCTTTTCTCTATTTGGCGGATGTATTTCTGAGCGTCTTCTTTGTTTGCTTTGCTGAAATCTGATGTTTGCATGTAGTATTCATTCTCTTCAAAGCTCACCATACTACCCCCTTCTTCCCATAGATAATGCTTGCCTCTAAATTTTGTGTAGGCATCATCCTCAAACTTTTCAAAGATAATATGTACTTCTCTGTCTTTACTGACGAGCACGTCTCCCTTCTTGAAGAACTTGCTCCAGTCTCTCATTTCTTTCGAAGGAAGGAGAATCTGTAAGCCATCAAGCCAACTTTCTTCTGTACCTAATTTTGAATAATCAAACAAAAAAGTGCTGCCTACTTCATTAGTTGATGTACATTCAATATAAGTGCCAACATCTGTTATGTGAACTTCATCTAACTTTACGTCTATATTGCGTAATAAGTCATACAACTTAGTTCCTTGCGGCTTATCCTTTAGAATTTCCGCTATATTAACCTTTTCTTCCATAACCATTAACTTGCTTTATAAAGATTAAACCACACCTTATTACTCTGTTTACTCTTATAAACATTACCTTCAAGGTCGAAATAAACACGTTTCTTTTGATTGAACTTCTTCATCATTGGCTGATTATCCTTGTATGTCGTTACATCATACTCAATCAATGAAGAACCACGTTCATTCTTTGTTGGAGGATAACCTGATTCAGGTATGAAACGTACCTCAAATTCTTTATTTCCAATTTCAAAATTTGCTGTAGCCATGTTACTTCACTCTTTTAAATTGAACAGCCTTTCCGTCTTTTCTAGTGCTTGCGCTACAGTCAAAATCTCCGCAAACATTCTCATAGATATTGTTACATATCTCATCGAAAAAACAGCCATTACATTGTTCTTTCTCTGTCTCAACCACCTTTAAGACGATTTCTGAGCCTATAGGTAAATCTTCCATAACTTTAATTTCTCATGATGTGACACTTTACAACCTTGTTTACTGCAAGAGGTTGCGATTTATTAAAATTCTCGATGATATTGCGTTCCATCTGCTCAGGGAAGATGGGGTTGGTGGGCTTTGGAATATAGATGGTAGCTTGAAGCTTGCTGCCATCACTAAAAGTCATTAAGCACCTTCTTGAAATCTGTTCTATTCCAAACATATTGCTGTCCTCCTAATATTTGCATCCGTGAAGATACGGACGTGATTCGTTATACTTCATTTTCAACTTGATGTACTCCATCAGGTCGATATTGTGAATGTGGGCGATTGCGAATACACTCATGAGTATATTCTGAAGGGTATCTGATACGAACCAATAGCAAGACTCATTATCAACAAACATACTAAAGTGTCCGTTGAGTCGGTACAAATCTTTTGCGATACTGCCATTATTGATTATGTTTAGAACACGACATTGAATTTTGGCAACTTCATATTTGTCAGCAAGGATAGAATCGCTTTTAAATATTATCGGTTTTTTGCTGTTCATCCATCCCAAGAGAGATAAGATACGGATGGCAATATCAGCGAACTCGGATTCAACCGTTCCTTCAAGAGAGTTCTTGTAGGCGGTAGGAATATCTCTGCCCATCTGAATCTCGCTCTCATAGTCTTCAATACTTCCGTGGCGATTGTGTCGGTCTGCCTGAACAGCTTCTGCCATTTCCGTGATGATGAGCATCAATTCGGTTTCTATTTCTGTGCTCTCAGTATAGAAACCATGCTTGTCGGCATTCTTAAAAGCATCTTCTGCTAAGGATGCCAGTTCTTTCTGCGTTATAATTTTCATATTGTTTTGATTTATTTTCTGATAGTGAATGCCATATCGTTGAGGGTGCGGCACCAGTTTATCTTGCCTTCTGCGCATAACTCGTTGATGGCTTGGTATGGCTGATGGAATCCTCGGTTAATGATTTCGGCTGTGAGGACGTGGGGCGGCACGATGTGGGCAGCTTCACGCTCTGCCTGAATCTCACCGATGATGGCTAGGATTTTTTCTTTCTCTGTCTTCATTTGGCGAAGGTAAAAATGAGACGTGGGTAACTTCGGACTGGAACATTAATTGTTCCAACATTCCGTTTAGGTCTTGCTGATACCACAAGCCATCGTGCATTGTTCCGATGATTGGATTTCCTTTGTACCATATTATCATTGTCTTATTGGTAAACATGGCTTTGTGCGCTTTACTGATGCGTTTGCCTACCTTGATATATCCAAAAATATCCATAAGCTAGAAGAGGTATAGCTGACCTGTCTTGTCGTGGTAGTGATTTCCTGATGGGAATATCAGTTCCTCGAACATGGCGGTCAGGCAGTTGGTTACTATTGAGTTTCCTGCGAGGGCATAGAGTTTGTTCTTGCTGATAATAAGTTGACCAGACTTCTCCTTGCTCAGGAGTTTGTCTATGTCAGCTTCGTGAACTCCCATCAGTCGGAAACAATCTCTTGGAGTGTACTTCCTGATTTGGATGGAGTATTTCTTTCCGTTTGGTGCGGTGTGAATGATTTCTTTGTTCATGATGGTTACGAATGTCATGTTTGCTGTATCAATGGTTGTCTTGATGGTAGGGGAGATACCTTGCATTACAGCTTGGTTATAGATATCGAGAACTTGACCGCCTTCATCAGGTTTCACCTTCCCTGATAGGAGCATGGATTTCATTCTCTTTCCTCCGGTTATCATATCTCTTTGACGATTAAGAAAAGTGGGATGCAATTACCTCCGTGACCCATAGCAGAATTGAGAGTCGGAGAGATTCCCTTGGTGGAGTAGACTCTGGTCTGCTGCTCTATTCTGCCTTTGATTTGGAGGTTTGCTAGCTTTATAATTTTGTCGCACATTATAATTTCTTGATGATTAAAACTCCACCTTTCGGATAATGAGCGGTGTCTATGAGGTTCATGATACTTATCATAGAGAAACTGGCTGTGACTGCTACAGAGCATCCATCAGCAGTTTTCGGTATTGCTATCTTCGGGGTAGAGTTTTTCGATTGATTCATTGATGTCTGCTTTGGTGAGATACTTTTCGAGAAGTGTCTGGGATAGGAAATATTCGGGAGATACGTTGTCTTCCAAGATGTCCTCAACCGTTGACTCTAGCTTAATGGGAGAAGGGAAGTGATACTCTGGGTTCGGCTCGTCTTCTGTGCGTAGGATGGATATTACGAAGATACGTTCACGATTCTGAGGGATTCCGTAATCTTTGGCATTCAGTACCTTGTAGAAGGAGGTGTAACCGAAGGAGTCAAGGTCTCTAATGTACTGGAAGAAGTACTTCCTCATCTTCTCTGTGAGTAGACCTTTCACATTCTCTAGCATCACATACTTCGGTTTCTTTACTGCCAGCATTCTCTTCTCCTGAAAGATAAGGGATGAGCGTGTGCCGCTGCCTTCCTCTGCTCCTTGGCGAAGTCCTGCATTGGAGAAATCTTGGCATGGTGAAGACCATGATATGAAGTCGAAGTCGGGAACCTCATTCCAGTCTATCCTTGTCACGTCTCCGAAGTTAGGTATATCTCTTCCGTGCAGAAGTCCGTAGGCTTGGATGGCTGATGGTTCTATCTCTGAGTAGCCCACTACCTTAAAGTCGAACTCAGGATGCTTATCTTTGAGGTACTTGAAGGCTAGGCTCTGACTGCCATAGCCAGCGAATGCCTCAAAGACTCTGAGAGGATGCTGCTTGTTGTACTTACTGATTGCTATCATTTTGGTAAACAGATTTGTGGTTTATGGATTCCATTGGATGCCCAAGCGTTCCAAGGTTCCGTTATCACGATATATCTCCAACTGCTTTCGGCATAGGCTATGAGGATTCTTTTGCAGAAGCTCTATCATACCCATGATGCGTGTCTTGAAAACGTTGTCCTTATCCGCATTTGTTACGTTCTGTTCAGCCCTCGTTTTTGCGATGAGTTGACTGATTTCGGAAGGATTCTCGTTAACGGCTGCTGGCGGTGGTGTTGCTCCGATGAGTTCGTCTTCCCAACCTCGCTGGTTGAGGAAGGTTTGGAAGTTCTTGCGATACTGCTTGTCGGGCTGTGAGATTACATAGAGAGGAATATACTCTATAGCTGCCTTGCGGTCTTTCAGGCTCATGGAGTTCCATTTCTTTTCGAGTTTTGCTTTGCATCCTACCTTCTTGTCGTACAAGTTCCATGCTCGCTCAAAGGTATATTCGTCTTTGATTTCCTTTGGAGGAGCGGTTACCTTATAGCCTTTGGCTTCTAAGAATTTTATAAAAGCATTGGTTAGTTCTTCTTCATTCTTAGCTGTTTGCATATCAAAAGCACTTGCTATAATTTCAAATGCGACATTTGAGGATTGAATTATATCATTCATAGTTCACCATTTAAATAATTGTCGATTGCTTGGATAAATTCATCTATAGAGCGGACGATGATGTACTTGCCACCATGTCTTTCTACTTCATACTGGAATACCTGCTGTTCGGGTTCCTGCCTACCTTTCGGTGTTTTATTTTCGATGCAGAGGAAACCGTACTGGGAGGTGCGCTTTAGGAGCAGCATATCAGATACTCCTGCCTTCATGCCTTCTTCTTTGAGCCATGCGGCTTGTTGGGAAGTTCGCTTGCCACCATTCGGAACGGCAAAGAAAACACCTTCAAGGTCAGGATATACCCCACGGATATACCTGACCTCTGCGGCTTGCAAGTTGTGCTCATCGTAGGATGAACGCTTGCGTATCTTCTTGCCTTCCTGCTGTAGCTTTGCCTTGATTTCAGCGTAGCTTGCCATTACCAGTCGGTTGAGAAAAGGTCGTTGAGAGATTCTTCCCCCATCAGACGGATAGCTTCATTAACAAGGTCTGCGTTCTTGAAGTAAACGCTTCCATCGTTTGTTCTCTGATTATATCTTGGAACTAAACCTTCTTCGTCCTTAACGATAGCCCAGTTTTCGTTATCGCAACCGAACTTAGGTTTCCATCCATCATTGAGATACTTGGCGATGTTCTGCAACTTATTGAAAGCAGCACAACGTTTAACCTGAGCACGAGTGGCGCAGTTGACGGAATCTTCGTAACTTGAATAATTCTGTTTTCCTTCAAGAATATTGTTTTTGTCACAAAGCCAATATGCAGTCTTATCAAGGTAGAGTTCTTTGAGAATATCATCATAAGTGATAGGATTGCCTTCCTTATCATCAGGAGCAGTTTCATGTTCCGTCTTCTGACGAACCATCAACTTACCTTCCTCATCGAAGAAGAAATGGAGGTTATCAGGGATAGGGTACTCTACTGCCGAACCATCAGCAGGAATGCGCAACTTAGATAAGGTTGCCTTTCCGTTATTGATGTTGGTAACGTCCTGATTGCTGATGCCTTCTGCATGAATATCAGGAGTCTCTTCCTCGGCATTCTCTGCCATCTTCTTGGCAATCATGTCTACACCTTTGCCAACGATTGCTCCGAAAAGCATCTGTGCAAATGGTGGTAACTCTGGGGTGTTGTTGCGCTGGCGATTACGTCTGTTGTTGCGCTTGTCGTTTCTACGTGTCATATCAACTATAATTTTGTAAAATGTTATTAAACTCGTCTTCTGTAACACCATCTGAATAGAGAATTGTCAGGATGGTATCAAGACATCTACTATATACTTCATTAAAGGCTGGCTCATCCATCTTGGCGAAGGAGATAGACTTGGCTCGCTCCAAGAACTTCTGTCCGTTGAGGTCGTAAAGCGGTTCGCTGAATCCTGATGTTATCAGCAGTTGCTCACGGAATGTGTCTATAGAACGTAGGTTTGTGCGCTGCTGCTCTGTGAGACAATCCCATGCTGCTCTGATAAGGGAGAAGAACTTGCGGTGAAACTTAATGTTCCTTGGTCGAACTATGTTCGCCTTGACGATGGAACCAACCTTTATCTTTTTCATTTCCTCGTAATCATCATCCGTGTAGGGGCGAAGACCAGTGGAGGTTCTTACTAGATGGATTTCCATACCTTATATATTATTGGTTTGGGGCAGGGAAGGGAAGTCCCTGCTGCTGACCACCTGCATATTGAGCGTTCTGCTGAATAGGTTGACCGCTTGTATTAACCTGAGGGGGAAAAGTCTGCATCTGCTGCTGGATAGGTGCTTGCTGAGGTGGATAGTTGGCTGCTTGCTGCTGAGGAGCCTGACCTATCTGACTCTGCATCATCTGTCCCTGCTGCTGGGCATTTGGTCGCTCTACCTTCCAGCAGTCCAACTGATTGAACCAGTGTCCGTCTCTAGACTGATGCGCTTTCAATCCGATGTTTGCGGTGATGATTTCGCCTACCTGAATGCCGAACTGCTGAATCTTGTCTGAACCGTAAACTTGGATAACGGCTCTTGAAGGGTACTGCTGATTCAGTTCCTCAATAACATACTCTTGGGAACTCCATTGGGTTCCGTTTTGGGAAGTTCCCATTTGAACTTGCCCTGCTGCAATAATCTTGCCTGTAAACTTTACGTTCATATCTATACTTAATTAAGTTTGATTCTTATTGACGGCTTTGTGGTCGTTTCCTTTAGATAGTGCTCATAGTGGTCAGGCTCCGTGTCCTTGAACAGCTTCGTGTCGAAGGTCTTCTTGGTGGTAGCTGCCACATAAGAGTAAGAACCGATATTGGTCTTGATGGATTTCTGCTTGTTGGCTTCCATCATCTTCATCATCTTCTCCTTCAAATCATCCTGCTTAATCTTCATGGCATCCATACGAGCGGTGATAAGTCTGTACTCCTGCTCTAGGGCAGAGAATTGCTCAGGAACCTCCACCTTATACTGATATTCTGCATCATCAGCAAGATAAGCGTTGATTAAATCGTCAATCTGCCAATCTGATACCCTAGGGAGTGGCTGGAACTTGCTCTGTCCGTTCTTGAACCACATGCAGACTATCTCCTTCACCTTCAAGTCAGGATTCTGCTCCTCGAACCATTTGGCATAGATTGATAGCTGGAGCGATACGTTGTCGTAGTGAAGGGTGGCGGTGGTCTTGTAATCTACCAGATAGATGTTGCCTTCGTTGTCGGCAAAGATTCCATCAATGGCAGATGCGAAGTTCTCACCATCTGTAACAAGATACTCGGATGCTACATAGTGTAAATCGTATGCGACTAACATGCTGTGGAAGGCTTGAAGCTCTTCCGTAGGGTTCGGGTACTTCTTGATGTCGGCATCGAAGATGGAGCAGAATGTTTCAAACGTGTTGTGTACAAGTCCTCCTCGCTCTGCTGCCTTCTTCAATACAGACTCGGGAATGTTCTTGTAGGTGTCGGGGAAGGCTTTCTTGATGAGCGTTCCCGTTACTCCTTTCAGTTCCTTCTTGCCGATGAAGTACTGGTGCGTCTCTTCTATGAATGTGACCTTTGGCACATTCAGGCTGATTTTCTTTGTTGTTTCTGTCATATTATTGTAATCCTAATTCTTTCTTCTTAGCTGATACTGCTTGCATGAACTGAGGGTTGGCGGTGAGCGGCTTGTATGTCTGAACTACCCATATCAGATTGTCTTTTGTGACACATCTGCTCAGGTAAACCAATCCTTCGTTCAGGTCGTTTGGGTGGTACTGAGGGGATGCTGTCTGCTGAGTCTGGGCTTGCTGCTGCGCTGCTCTACTATCCTGAGCACCATACTTGCTATCAATATCTATGATGTCTTTTCCTGCCTCGAAATAAACGTCTGCTGCTACACCCAGTGCCTTCATAGCAACCGACAAGGCATCTGTGAGTGCCATCTTGTAGCATTCATCAGATACGTATGCGCCCTTGCTTTCCATTGATACTTCTGACGAACCTCCTGTTCCTTGGATGGCATCTGACCATTCTCCGTTCACCTTGATAAAGAGGTCGATGTTGCAATAGGCTTTTACCTCGCTTCCGAAAGTCTCTGTCCACTGCTTGGTGATTACGTACTTCCAACCGATTCCGCACACACCAAACTGCTCTGTCATTGCCTTGATGCGCCACATTGGGTTGATGTCGTGTTTTCCTCTAAGTCTTCCTGACTGAATTTGTCTGAGTGCCTCTTGAGGAACGACTTTGAGTTTGTTGTAATAATCTAAATTGCCCATATCTTTTATGTATTAAGTTGTTATTGATATTTCCATTGATAGAAGCTGCATCTGTAGCCACCATCTGGGTTCTTATTCGGATTGTCACATATTGTCAAGAATATACAATCGTGACAACTATTTGCTTTATATCTCATATTGTATGGTTTAAATGTTCAAATTAAAAACCCCACGATTCTCACGAATGGTGGGGCGAGAGTTTTTTATTTTAGTTTAACCTGAGCGGTCGCTACCGCAATGCCTAATGTTAAAAATGTAATTTGTAGGAAACACACTAATATGTCAATATTTGCAATTTCCTTAATAAAGGAGGGGCAGTTAAATGAATATGATAAAAACTGCCACCTCCGTGGAGCGACATCTATACAATCTTGGCGGATGGTGAATCGCTCCTTGGTTCCCTTCTGCATTCATGGAGGCTTAGGACTCCCAGCACTAGTAATCGCACATATTGTGATATATCTGATTTCTATAAAATAACCAATTATAACTATTGAACCGAATAGAAAGAAAGCGTGCTGGCTGCATTAGAACCGATTTGTAGTTGTGCGCTCCTACCTTTAGATGCTACCTTATTATATAAGGGTCACGGCATCAGGTCTGCTTCTTCACAAGTGAACTCCAAGTTTTTCCAAATTCCACCTATCAGGTGTATGTACTCGCTTGCCACTTCCACGTCTAAGCACCATCTGTGGTTAATGATGCTCCTTTTGGGTACGTGTACCTCTCTAGGAAGGTTTATCCTATCCGATACTAAGCCTTGGAATCGGGCTATATGGGGCGCAAGGTGGGACTCGAACCCACGACCTCGAAGGCTCATAAACCTTCATACTCTACCAACTGAGTTACTTGCGCTGGGTAAAAACTTAAAACATGTAAAATTATAACGACTAAAGTTATAGTGGAGACTGGGAGTAGCAAACTCCAAAAAACCTCTGCTGTTTACCGAATGAAAAATTCGATGGCTGAAACGTTATAAGACTTAACACATTAATAACTTAATACTAAACTAAATTTGTGAGGTTCAATCTCCATATATATTACTTGCCTACCTCCTTGAAGTAGGAGCGAATTTCCTTAACGGCAACAGCGAAAACTATTACGCTGGCTACCAACATTACATCTGCTATCATAAGTTTATCTGTTTAATGTGTAAAACAATAGGCTGCTGCCTCTGATTTCAACTCTGCCATGCTCTTTCTGCGGTTCTGAGTCATCCACTCTTCCAACTCACTCTTCTTAAAGTAGAGTCGGTTGATGTTTGGTTTATAGCAAGGAATGATGCGGTTCCTGACGTTCTCTCTCACTCCTCTAACCGTCATACCAAGAATGATTGCAGCTTCATTAATGTTGAGCACATTCTTTGCAGCTATGAGCGAATACTGCTCTATGCGGTCTAGCTGCTCCTTAATCTCTTTGTCTATCATATCAGTTGAATTTGATGGTTTGTTGACTGGCACTAGCTGCCTTGGCTGGCTCTGTTCTACCAGTGCCCTTATTGCTGGGAGTGTTCTCCTGCTCTATCAAGGGGAGAATGCCCTTCGCTTTGAGTGATTCATATAGGAAGATTCTTCCTTTCGTTGTCCACTCGGTGTTGTACTTCACATCATGCCGACCATCACTCCTTACGATGTCTACTGCTCTGCTGTGAACATATCCACCTTCTAAGAACTGGGCAAACAATATTCATTGACCTCTTACCTTGTGTTGGATTCTCATAGATTCCAACTCCTTGTTTAACCTCATGGCACTCATTCCGTAGTCCTGAGCAATCTGAGTAACGGTCATAGTGGCATTACTCTGCAAGATTTTGTCGTAGTAGCTGACCTTAGGCAGCATTTCGGTAATCTTGTTGCCGAGTTCCATGTTCGTCTTGCTGATAGTGACGATTTGCTCCTGCTGCTTCTTATTTTCCAAAGCTAGCTGCTGTTTCTCCTCCTCAGCCTTGACCAGAGATTTGAGAGCTTCGAGATAGTTCTGAGGGACGGATGGCTTTTGATGTTGCTCCTCCAGTTCCTTCCATCGTTTAATCAACTTGGCTCTCGCTTCATCGTTGAACTTGGTGGCGATGTAGAGACACTCTTCCTTGTTGAGGGAGTAGCAAGGTCTTGTCTCGCCTTTCTTGTCTTGATAATCAACCAAGGAAAAATTTCCTTCGTTGATTTTAGACCATGCTGGCTCCATCTTTCGGATGGCTTTCATTACGTCTGCGTGAGGCTTGCCAGTAATCTCTGCAATCTGTAGTGATGTCATTCGGTCACCATCTACAATAGTTGAAATTTCATTCATAAGAACCTCCTTTTTTATTATTAAAGGAACACGACCCTTTCGGTCTCTACTCCTCCGAACTCATTCAGGGCATCATTCCTGATTTCTTCGGCTTGCTTGCTCTGACTTCTAAAAGCTAGTGCATTGTAGATTGTTTCTCTTCTGCAACCATACCTTGCGGCAAGCATTTTTCGTCCTTCAAGCGAAAGTTTGATAATTTTTATCTTTTTTACTTGCATAACTCAATTTTTTGTTGTACTTTTGCTTTTAAATATATAATAACTTATTGTTTACGATTGCAAAGGTATGCAAATATGTTTAGATTACCAAACATTTCTGCATATTTCTCTAGTCGGTTATGTTTATTTAAGTATGGTTTATAAATGTAAAATGTATGGAAAATATTGTAGCACAGAGAATTAAGTCTGTTTTAGAAGCTAAACAGATAAGTATAGCGGCATTTTCAAAAATGATTGGAATGCAGCAAGTAACTTGTAATCGCCAAATTCGTGGTGACCAAGCAGTATCACTTGTACTCATTGAAGGATTCCTGAAAGAGTTTGATGAGATTTCAGCCGAGTGGCTTCTTCGTGGCAAGGGAAATCAGGTGAATGAGGAACCATCGTTCTTGGTGGCAGAACCAACTCCTGAGTATCATGAAGACAGAAACGACTTATTAAGCGATTCTGTCTGGAAGGCAAAGTACGAAGAGTTAGAGAAACGCTACGACCAGCTACTTTCTATCTTAGGTGGTGGCATGAGTAAAGCAAATGTAGGATAATTAAAATGTGATAGGTATGATAAAGTTTATCGTATTGGAATTATTTATTCTTTTGGCAACTTTAATTATAGGATATATATTATATGGTATTATTTTTATTGTTATAGATAGAATATTTGCTTTAAAGAAGAAAAGTTTAAACGATTATATAGAAAAGAATCAGTGTAAGGTGACATTTATCGCTTCGTTTTTACTTTTTGGATTTCCGTTTGGAATATTCTCGACAATATTTGTGCAGAAGAACAATAATGGAAATACAGAAAAGGAACTTTTAATGAAAGATTCTATTAAGTCATTAAAGCTTGCGGTTGATTCTTTAAAATCAGAGAACTACAATCTTTATTTGAAAGCAAAAGATACTGAATATAAAAATGTTTTGGATAATAAAACCTACAAAACTGCTTTTGGAGAGGAAAAGAGTTCTGAAATCCCTAGTGACGAATATGATTCAGATGTATATATCTGTACTGGAGAAACTTCCACTAAGTATCATAGCGACCCTGATTGCCGTGGTCTCTCTCGTTGCTCAGGAGAAATAGAAAAGATAAGCGAGGAGGAAGCTGAGGATATGGGCAGAACTCCTTGCAAGATATGTTATTAATTAAAATGTGTGAGATATGAAAAGATTATTATTGTCATTAGGCTTTCTGTTGTGTGTACTTGTTAGTAACGCTCAATTAGAATGGAGTACAAAAGATTATAGTGCTTATGATGAAAGAAGAGGTTACGCTTGGAATTTGCCTTGGGATAGAAATCATACATGGACTAAGCAGAATGGGTTAGAAGCACATACCGTATTTCGTGCTATTCAACCGCAAACAGGTATGGTTGTCTTCCTAAATTTTCATCCGTTTACAGCAGAACCTATATATGATTCTATATTAGATGTATATGATAAAATGGTAGATTTATTTTCCTATCAAGACAAAAAAATGGCATCTAGAGGAATTGTAATATCTAGTAGAGATACTTCACCTAGTATGTTAAATAACACGCCTGCAATTAGGGCATATTACATTTCAAAGGAGAAGAAGAACGGAAAGATTGTTATAACGCATTGTTTGCAATATGTTCTGAAAGGTGATATGGGAACATATATTGTAACCACAAAGTGTTTTAATTCAGCTTACGTTAAATATGGCATAGCTTATATGGAAGGTATTCTTAAAGGTTTTATATTATTAACGGAAGATGAATAGAATTTATTATTACTTAGTATTGGTAGTAGCTTTTTTGGCTCTATGGGCGTTAATAGTAACGTTGTTTTTTGTTATGAAGGAGAATGGTTATAAGGCAGGTTCTGTCTTGTATGTAGTAGCGTTCTCTATCATGTTTGGTATTTTAGGAAGTTTAAAGACTTGGTTGAAAAAGAAATTTAAAATTAAATAGTTATGGAACAGAATTTAAATGAAACAAAAGTTGTAAAAGACAAGGAACTGAATGGCTTTGCCTCAGGTGTACTTTGGGTATGTGCAGTTTATCAGATTATTCGCTCAGTTATGGGTATTGCTACTGGTTGTATAACAATGGGCTTAGATGCTAATACAGGAGCCTTGGATGTTTTGAACGGTGTATTAAGTGTTTTGATTGCCATTGCTATAATATTGGTTGTGAATAAGAAGAAGTGTGGTATCTATACCTTCTTCGCTATTGAAATCATTCATATCATCCTAGGTGGTGTCATTGGTGGAGGAACAGCTTATGCGTTTGGAAGATACACTGGTATTGCTTTATTCCAAATAGGCTTGTTGTCTGCCCTTCTTTGTTTGAAAAAGAACGGAAAGACTGGATGGAAGGTTGTTCTTGGGAAGTAG